CGCTTCGATTTTCGCATTCCGGACATTACTGATAGCTCATCTCCAGAGATGGAGGTCAGTATGGATAACGTTGACCGTTCAATAGTAGATGGACTAGAAGCAGCAAATGCTAGTCCATCTAAACTGGAACTGACGTACCGTCAATACACGAACTTGATTACGAGTGCTCCGCAGAATAACCCGCCATTACATCTGATTGTAAATCACTGCGAGGTTAACTTGTTCAGGGCAACGCTTAGGGCAGGGTTCGGGGACACGGTTAATAAATCATTCCCTGGAGAAACTTACGATGTTGGGAGATTTCCTGGGTTGGTAGTTTAAATATGATTACTTGCTATTGTTTGCTTCCAAAGTAGCCAGCGTTGCCAGAAGCATGTTGTATGCGGTTGGGGTAGGCTGTCATTCGGCGGGGTCACCTAGCCATCGCCCCTGTGCACCCATGACTTTGGTTGGAACCATTTAGTGCACGACCCCACGAATTATGCCTACCCCAAACTGCCGCTCCCGCCTGCCCATTAATTACCCGGCGATTTGCGGTCGACTCCGGGCTCACCTACGTCGCGTCGTTGCTTTCCTGGCGTCCGCGGTAGGGCTACCGTTCTTGGACTTCGACCAGCCAAGACTCTGGTGGGGCTCTACAGCACGTAGATTAACATATGCACTGGGCAGTTGACTATATCGGGCGTGAATGGGTAAGCGGCGCTCAAGGCCCTGACACATTCGATTGCTGGGGATTCTTGCGCTATGTCCAGAGAGAAAGGTTTGGGATAAATATTCCGGTGGTGGATTTAGATGATGTTGACCCGAGAATTGCGCTAAGAGCATTCAATGGAAACCGCCAGTGGTTACGAGTTTCTTCCCCGCAAGAAGGTGATTGCGTGCGCCTTTCGTATTCTACTGATCCTCATGTCGGTGTCTGGATTGATGCCGACGGTGGCGGGCTGTTACATTGCGTGGAACATACAGGTGTGATTTTTAACAACCTAAGTGCGTTGCGCCTAAACGGTTGGAAGCGTATTAAATACTATCGCTACTCTCGTGACATGAAATATACAAGATGAGTAACTTTGGCGTAGTTGCCACCATGGCAGAGCTTAGAGCTTTTTGCATTTCTGCTACAGATACAATTCTGTATATGATGGGTTTTAGAGCAGATAATGATGGCGGCCAAGGACTGTTTTTCTGGGACTCTTCATCTTCTGATGAAGATAACTCTGGAACAGTAATAATGTCTACAGGATATGCTGGATGTGGGCGCTGGAAACGCTTATACAATGGCTCCACGGTCTACCCTGAATGGTTCGGCGCCATTGGTGATGGCGTCACAGATGATCAGGAGGCTATAACAAACTGCATCAAAGCTGATTCCAACATTGTTCTAAGGCCTGTTACCTACAACTTGAATTCCATCTCTGGACCTAATGAAGCATTGACCATACCGAACAGAAGAACCATATGGGCCTACGGCACTAAATTTAAGATGGGGGCGTCTTTAGACACAGATAAGATCTGCTTACTTATCTCTGATAAAACATGGTTGGCTGGAGTAAGTGATGTCAGCATATTCGGGCTGAATATTGACGGGAATAGAACAAACAGGAAAGGTGGCACCAGCTCCGGGCACGGTATCTTTATTTCCTGTTGCGACAACATAAGACTGACTGACGTAACATCAGCAAATAACCCATGTGATGGAATAGAAGTAACTGGAGATACGACTTATGCCGGTGATTTGTCAAACAACGTGAGATTGCAAAATTGCCTGGTTCATAACAACTTTAGAAACGGGCTGAGCGTAACAGGGACCAGGGGATTCAGATGCTATGGTATGGTGGCTACTGGCACGAACGGTGCATCTCCGCAGGCTGGAATCGATGTGGAGCCTAATGGGCCTAGCAGCCCAAACGTAGACTTTCGGTTCTACGGAACTCGCTGCGCAGCAAACGCCGGAGACGGATTCTTGGTAGCCAATAGTGAGTCTCTAAGCACTGGGATAATCGATGGTCTCACATCAACTGGGAACGGCCTTTACGGATTTGAGAGTACGGCAAAACCTAATGACGTAATTTTGAAAGGTTCATTTGGCGGATCTAATAAGTCTGGAGATTTTGCTCCAGGTTCAGTCGACATACTTTCTTTGCGAACAAGCACGTCCTCAGTAGACATCCGTGGCGAGGCTTTTAATCTCCTCAGGGAAGACCAAGAATTTAGGGATCTTATAACTGAGGTGGTGCTGAATACACTCGCAACCTACAGGAGGGCGAGTTGAGTAAAAATTCCGGTGCTGGCAGACAGACTCGAACTGATAACAAAAATGTTAGCCTCTGTAGTCTATTGTAACAATCCATTCCATCCAATTCTCGGGCGCGAGATCACCTATCTTAAAAGACGCCGCAGAGTTAATAGCCTAGCCCCGAAAACAGAGTCCCCTTTTATTGCCATTCTTAATGGTGAACCTCTGTTGAGGGCGGAATGGAGGAAAACTTGCGTAGGTGACGGTGACGCTCTGGCATTCGTAACTCTCCCGCAAGGCGGAGGTGGTGGATCAAATCCACTGCGCATCGTGCTCACTATTGCGGTCCTGGTAGTAGCCAGTTGGGCTGGCGGTGCTCTCGCTGGAGCAGGTGTTTCCGGCTTCGGGGTAGCTGTAGCTAAAGCTGGGATCGTACTAGGTGGAGTAGCTCTAGTAAACGCCGTAATACCCCCACCAAAGGTTCCCACGCCCAAGTCGGCGCGCGATATCGCTGCAGCTAGTCCTACCTATTCCCTCGCCTCCCAAGGCAACCAAGCGCGTCTAGGCCAAGCTATACCGGTCATTTATGGACGGCATCTCATATATCCAGACTTCGGTGCGCAACCATATACCGAGTTCTCTGGTAACGAGCAGTTTCTTTATCAGTTATTTGTTGTTGGTCAAGGCAAGTACACGATTGAGTCCATACGGATAGAAGATACTTCAATCGCTTCATTTCCAGGCGTCAACACTGAAGTTGTGCAGCCTGGCGGTGCTGTCACACTCTTCCCAACTAATGTAGTTACGTCTGTAGAAGTTACCGGTCAAGAGGCTTTGACCAGCGTAGCCCTTGGTCCATTCGTTGTGAATGCATCTGGCACCCTGATCAATCGCATCGGGATTGATATAGTTGAGCCAAAAGGCAGCTATTTTGCCAACGATGCCGGTGGCCTGGACGCCAGGACTGTGCAATGGCAAGTAGAAGCCAGGGTTATTGATAATGCTGGCGTTCCAGTTGGTGGATTCTCAATATTAGGGGTAGAGACAGTAACTGCCGCTACTACAACCCCGCAACGCAGGTCGTTTGGCTACGATGTGGCACCGGGCAGATATGATGTAAAGTTTACCCGCATCAATGCTAAAGATACATCTACGCGTGCTGGTAACGATCTCAACTGGATAGGGCTGCGTGGATACATGCCTGGAACCCAGTTTTATGGCAATGTCACTATGCTTGCGGTTCGCATGCAGGCGACCAATAGCCTATCCGAGCTTAGCTCGAGGCGCATCAATCTTATTGTGACGCGTAAGCTGCGCTCATGGTCAACCGCGTCAGGGTATTCGGCTGAAGCTGATTCCAGATCAATAGCGTGGGCCGCCTTAGATATGCTCACGAATGCCGACTACGGAGCAGGGTTATCTGATACGCGCATCAACCTTGCTCAGCTAGAGGCACTCAATTCCGTCTGGACATCGCGGAGTGATCAATTCAACGCGGTTTTTGATGGCCAGATGACGCTATGGGAAGCACTGACTCATGTAATGCGTGCGGGCCGATCTGTACCAATTATACAGGGTGGTATCTACCATTTTGTGCGAGACCAGTTGCAGACAGTGCCAGTTGCCATGTTCAACTCGCGCAACATTATCAGGAACTCGTTTTCCATCGAGTACCTGATGACAACTGATGAGACCCGGGACTCAGCAGAAAGCGAATTTTTTGATGAGGTGACGTGGAAGCCTAAACCAGTTAAAGCGGTGCTCCCAGGGGGCACAGATTTAAAACCGGCTAAATTGCCGGTTTTTTTTGGCATTACCGGATTCAATCAGGGATGGCGCGAGACTATGCACGCCGCTGCTCAGAACCGGTACAGACGAAAGATTATCAGGTTCTCAACCGAGATGGATGGTTTCATCCCGACATTTGGTGACCTGATAGCAATATCTCATGATGTTCCTGCGTGGGCTCAAAGCGGTCACGTTACTGGGTGGGTGGCCGGACCTCAAGAGGTAACCACGAGCGAGCCTTTAGATTTCTCGGCTGGTGGC